GTAATTATACATCAAATTTTAATAAAGTTGGTGATATCAGCGGTTGGAATGATATGGCACCTGACCGGATAGACGCAATGTATAGACTATCAAAGTTAAACAAATATATAGGTGAATTAGCTTCTAATTTTTTATATAGAATTTGTGTTCAAGATTACACTATAAAAGAAACTTCAGCTATGTATCAAGTCGATAGAGTTTATCTTGGCAAGAGGTTTAGAGAAGCAATTGACGAGGCTCAAGTTTTTTTCGATAAAAATACAATTTAATTGTTGACTTATCAAAACAGACTATGGTATAACTTTATACAATACCATTCGTGTATTCAAACCACTCACAGATAAGGATATATTATGCCAAAAGGTAAGGGAACTTATGGGTCTAAAGTAGGCAGACCAATGAAAAAAAAGAAAAAGAAAAAAAATAAATGATTTATTATGTAGTTTGTAAGCTACATTTATTCTTAACTAAGTATAAATTCAATCTTGAAAATGAAAAAAGACGCAAAGACAGAAATAAAATTACCTGAATTTATTAGATTATCACATTATAGAATAACATTAGAACAAATACCAAGTGAAATTTCTGAAGAATGTGCTGAACAGCAAGGATCGTTTCATTCTCGAACAATGAGAATATACCTAGATAAAGATATAATTAATTATGGTGGTAGCATTGCTGTCGACTTAGTCAAACACGAGTTATTTCACGCAATATTTTACGTCAGACAATTAGATGGTCAAAACGAAGAAAATGTTGTAAATGGTATGGCAACACATTATACTGAAATTGAAAAAAATAATCCTGATTATGTAATATGGAAATTAAACAATTTAAATTAACAGATATTAAACCTTATACAAAGAATCCTAGAAAAAAGATTGATATTGAAAAGGTTGCTAACTCTATAAAGGAATTTGGTTGGCAACAGCCTATAGTAGTCGATAAAAACAATATTATTATTGCAGGTCATAGTAGGTATGAAGCGGCAAAAATTCTTAAAGAAGATACTGTACCAGTATTAGTTGCTAACATTTCAGAAGATAAAGCTAAAGGTTATCGCATTGCAGATAATAAAACTAATCAATATTCTGAATGGGATTACGATTTATTACACAATGAATTTCAAGATCTTATAAAAGATAATTTTGAACTAAGTAAATTAGGTTTTAACAACAACGAATTAGATAGTATTTTAAATTGGGATAATACAAATTCAAAATGGTTAGATGCAGATGAAGAATGGCAAGATATGCCTGAATTTAATCACGATAATCTAGCACCATATAAAAGATTGATAATAAACTTTGGTAATAAAGAAGCTGTAGAAAAGTTCTTTAAATTAATTGGTCAAGACTATACAGATGCAACAAAATTTATAGATATTCCATTTAGACCAAGAAAAGTTAAAAAAGACAAAGGATATGGTACAGAATAATCCACAATTTCCCCTATATATTCCAAGTAAAGGTCGTGCTGATAGTAGGCTAACTGCTAAAGCATTAGATAGTATGAATGTTTTCTATCGTATTATTATTGAAGATCAAGAATATGATAAGTACGCAGAAGTTATAGATGAAAACAAATTATTAATTTTAGATAAAACATATCAAGATAATTACAATACTTGCGATAATCTTGAAAATACAAAAAGCAAGGGGCCAGGTGCGGCAAGGAATTTTGCTTGGCAACATTCTATTAATAATGGTTATGATTGGCATTGGGTTATGGACGATAATATAAAATCGTTTATTAGATTTAATAAAAATCAAAGAATTAAATGTTATGATGGTACACCATTTAAAGTAATGGAAGATTTTGTTTTACGATATAAAAATATTGCTATGGCAGGGCCACAATACAGTATGTTTGTAACTGATAGAAATGCGAATAAATTTCCTCCATTTGCAGTTAATACTAGAATATATAGTTGTAACTTAATACGCAATGATATGCCTTTTAAATGGCGTGGAAGATATAACGAAGATACAGATTTATCATTACAGATGCTAAAAGCAGGTTGGTGTACAGTACAGTTTAATGCTTTCTTACAAGAAAAAATAACAACACAAGCTATCAAAGGTGGTAACACAGAGGCTTTTTATTCTAAAGAAGGTACAATGCCTAAATCTCGTATGCAAGTACAATTACACCCAGATGTTTCTAGAATTACTTGGAGATTTGGAAGATGGCATCACTATGTTGATTACACAAAGTTTAAAAAAAATAATAGACTAATAAAAAAAGATAACCTAAATATTAAACAAGAGCCAAATGAATATGGCTTAAAACTATTTAAAATTACGCAATAGCGGAACTGATACAAACAGTTTAAAAAAGAGGAAGATATGGCAAGACCTAAAAAATATAAAATAGACACTAAAGAGATACAAACATTAGCAAGATTTGGCTGTAATAATAGAGAAATTAGCGAGTTCTTTGGTTGTAGTGCAGACTTAATTGAAAAGAGTTATTCGGAATTTCTGACAAAAGGGAGAGCCGAGAGTAAATTAAGGTTAAGACAGATGCAATGGAAGTCAGCAGAGGGCGGAAATGTTACTATGCAAATCTTTTTAGGTAAGAATATGTTAGGTCAGTCAGATAATCCTAATGAGAATATATACAGTCAGCCTTTACCATTTATTGATTAATGGAATATTTATTAATTATATATTTAAGTATTGGTACTCTTGTTTACACAGTACCTATCGATAAAACTTGTAGTGAGTTATACGAAGCTATGGAAGTTAAAAATATAATACAGTATGTAAATATTTATGACGATAGCGGAAAAATGACTGGAAAAGTTACTAAACATAATGATTATTATGTATACGCTTGGGGTTGCCAAGTAAACACTAATTAAAGGTCAATATGGCAAAAAAGAAAAAAGAAATCTTTGAAAAGAAACGACCTAAAAGTTTAGGTAAAGTTAAATCTTTTAACAAGAAAACTAAGGCTTATAAGTCTGCTAAATCACAAGCAGATAAGAAGTTTGGAAAAAAAGTATCTTTATACAAGAATATCTTTATTAGTCAGGCTATAAAGAAATATAAACCTAGAAAGAAATAATGGCAAAATATCAAGGCAGAACAGTTAAACTAAACAAACCTACTAGAGGTGATGTTAAAAAGTTTAAAGTGTTTGTAAAAGATCGAACAACAGGTAATGTAAAGAAAGTTAATTTCGGTTCTAAGGAAATGAGCATTAAGAAGAACATACCTGCTAGAAAAAGATCATTTGACGCTAGAATGGGTGGTATACTAAAAAGAGTTACTGGTCAAAAGAATTTAAGTGCCGCATATTGGAGTTTACAGGCTTGGAAAAAAGGTTTTAAAGTATGAATGAAGATATTAATAAGTTCTTAAATCAATCAATAAACACCTTAAAAGATACTGAGGAAAAAGAATATATATTTAATAGTAATTATGCAGGTAGAAAAATTAATATAAGAATAAAAATAGATGCCCTTAACCAAACCCCAGAAAAAGGTAGTCAAATCCAAAGCTAGGTTTAAAGTATTAATAACAGGCAGAAGATTCGGAAAAACACATTTAGCTATTAGACAGCTTATTAAACACGCCTCATTACCTGATAAAAAGGTTTGGTTTGTATGCCCTAGTTATAGACAGGCTAAACAAGTATGTTGGACTGCATTAAAAGAAAGATTATCTGAATTAAATTGGATTAAAAAAACCAATGAAAGTGATTTATCTATTAACTTAATTAATGGTTCAGTCATTGCCTTAAGAGGTGCTGATAGGTCTTATGATTCCTTAAGAGGTGTCGGACTAGATTATTTAGTAATGGACGAGTTCGCTGATATTGCTAGTGAGGCTTGGTATGAAGTCTTGAGAGCTACCTTATCAGATCGCAAAGGTGGTGCTATGTTTACAGGCACACCAAGAGGCTATGGTAATTGGGCATATGATTTATATTGTAAAGGCGGAGTTGATAAGGATTGGGAAAGTTTCCAATTTACTACATTAGATGGTGGTCAAGTTGATGATGAAGAAGTTGAATCAGCT